GACAGGATGTAGTCCAGGTTGTTGGCGATGTGGATCTCGGCTATTGCCGGGGTGTTACGGGTCGTTACCCGCATTACATCGCCAGGAAGCTTGGTAAACATCCGCCCGGCGCGTCGGTGCAGGCGCCTCATTGCGTGCGCCCATGTGGTCTTTGCCAACCCGGTCCACTTCACCTTGCGATACCAGCCAAGGGCGTAGCCCTTGCAGGTGACGTACTGCTTGACCTTCTGGCCGCCGACGTAGCGGTCTACATATTTCGGGTAGCGCAGCACGGGGTGTGTCGGGTCTTTGCCATAGTTGAGCTTGTAGTTGCGCGTGGGTCTCGACTTGCGGGTGCTGGCACCCAACGAATCGACCACCTTCCATGCCATGATGTTGGTTGCCTTCGGCATGGCTATTCCGAGGTCGCGTACCATGCGGTGCATCAGTTCGCCCATGCGGACGATATCCGCCTCTGGAACCGTCAGGCTGATGCCGACTTCGGCGCTACTGAGGATAGCCATAGGTGGCGTCTCCTACGTCCAGCCGCCGCAGGTTGCCAGGGCTCCGCACAACTCCCAGGATGAGGTACTCTGTCCCGTCCACCGTTAGACGGGTATTGCTCGTCGGCTCGGCTCCGAGGTCTGCCTTGTCAACGTAGTAGCTGGCCTGGTAGCCAGCCTCGGAGCCGTAGATACTGATCGCGTCGAAGCGAGAGATGGACGCCCGCCCAACGGTGGTTGTTTTGCCCGAGTACGCCAGGGAGACGCGCATAGCTGCGGGCAGGTCTGCAATTATTTGGCGGGCGTCCATCTGTGATGCTGCTCCTAGTAGCCGCGCTCGTTCCCGAGGAACTGAGCGGAGACCGTGAACGACGCACCCGAGCCCGTCACGTCACACAGGAGCTTGGCGTACCGGGAGCAGGCATTGAGGTCCACGGGAACCTTCTGCGCGCTGGCCGCAGTGGTCACGGCGGTGAACGCAACGGACGTGCTCACGACGGCATAGGTGCCGCCGGTGGTCGCACATGAGTACAGTGTGGTAGCCAGCGAGGGGGTGACGCCGCTGTCGGCAGTCCCGGCCCCGCTGTTGAGCATGATCAGACCCTCGCCAGTGTAGTCCTGGAGGTCGATGATCGTGCCGTAGGTGTCGGCAGTGACGGCGGCGGGCGTCTTCATCGACGCGAGCCCCGTCCCGTAGTGCAGTTGCAGTCCCATGGTTTCTGTCTCCTTTCTTGGCGGTTGTTACGCAATCGCCGTGGCGTTGTAGCTGAAGCTCTGGCCGTTGCGGATCATGATGTCAAGATCCTGCAACCCGGTGAGGTATACGCTGCCCCGGGCGCTGCCGGTGGCCTGATCGACGTTGATGTCGAGGGCGCCCCACAGTGCGAGGATCATCTGCGACCAGATGCCGTAGAACAGGTGCTTGGCGGGTACGTTGGTCGAAACCTCGCACCCGAAGCCTTCCATGGTCCGCGTGTCGCTGTGGAGGAACCGCAGCCCGCTGCCGGCGTCGATGAACCGGCTGTTAAGGTTGGCCCACACAGCCGGCGGCATTGCCCACTTGCCGTCGCCGAACATGGCGTTGTCGGCCATGATATCGCCAATGAAATTGACGATCTCGGTTAGCGTGCAAGTTCCCGGCGTGGCAATCGTCGGGTTGTTGATGTTGTCAGCGTGGAGCAGGCCCTTCGGCTGCCCGGCACTTCCGAGCCCGGCGAAGATTGCCACGTCGATTGCCTGCGCGATGGTCTTGGTGATGTCCTCCAGCACAAACGCCTCTGCACTGATGCTGGCGTGCTTGAGCATGGAACGGGCAATCTCGGTCCTGGCGCCCACGGTATGCGGGGTGGCCTTGACGAGGCCGACAGTCTGACCGCTCGCGGTTACGTCGCCGTCAGTGCTCACCCAGTAGCCGGTGCCACCGGCCGTTTTCTTGGGCATCTGGAAGTCACCGACGAGGCCAGGCAGGGTGCGGATGCCGAGACGGTCGCCGATGAGCTGCGCCTTCAGCATGTCGATGTAGTCGGCGGGCTGCTCGGTCTGTACCAGCGTATTGCCACTGGTCAGGCTACTGAGGGCGGTCGAACTGATGGTACGCATGACGGTCGCCACGATTGCGGCGCCCGGCATGTACAGGCCGCTGGACGGCGTGCCAATCGCCTTGGCGATGTCCTGCGACACCTCAAGCTCGAAGCTGTTGCCGCCGGTGATGAGGGCGGAGATGCCACGGAAGAGGCTGTAGCTCTCGGCCTCGCGTTGGGTCAGATCGGCCGCGGGCGCCGGGTTGCCGCCGGGGGTGATGGCGTTGTCCTCGGAGCGCCGCGCCAGGTCTTCGAGCACGGCTGTCGCAAAGTCGGCTCCGCTTGTCCCCTTGGCGATGGCGTCGTTGGTTTTCTGCGGGTCGTAACCATGCGTCCGCGCCATGGTCAGCATGTTGGTAACTTCCGCATTGCGAGCCTTGATTTGCTCGGCTGCGGTGGTTTCATTCTCAGGCATCTGTTGTGCCCCCTTCTGCGTGATGGTGATTGTTGGTGCCGCGCTTGACGTTTCCGGCGGCGTCTCTGTCTCGTCGGGTTCTGCGTCGCGGTTAACGCCGACAGTCGTGTCTGCCGGTATCGCCACAAACGCGGCTGCCAATGGCGCCCATGAACTCACCCGTACCACCGGGATTCCGTCCTTCTCGCCTTCCTGTTTTGTGGCCTTGGGCGAGAACTCCCCTTCCACAGAGAGCCGCGTGCGTATGCCACTGATTGCGTCTTTCTCGATTTCCTGAGAGCGGGCTCCGCTGCCGAATACAGCGTACCCGCCGAGTTTTCCGTCCTCGATGACGGGCTCTGCAATAATGCCGATCTGATCCCCGCCGTGGTTGTCGCGAAGGACAAGCCCATCTGTGATCCACTCGGAGCGGATGCTCGTCGTGGCGTGGTCAAGGATCTCCCACACCTCCCGATAGTCGCCGTCGTGGAACCGCCACACCCTGGCCGGTGTGTCGCTCGACACGCTGACCCACAGGCGGTCTGTGTCGCCCTCTGATCGGTGCTCGATGGTCGCGGCGCGCTCAAACGTTACGCGGTTGTTCGGCTGCTTGGGCTTCGGCATAGTTCTGCTCCAGGTATGTCCCGTTCGCGGCTGCCTCCAGTCGCTTGGTTTCGGCGGCGTTCGCCTCCCAGTCCCCGCCAATCTCTGCGGTGATATCGGCGTCAGTCTTCCATCCGTACTTCCGCTGGATCTCGTTTGACTGCGCGTCGTTGCGCGGGTCAACCCACATCCACCGCCGCCCTCGCCACTCATGGTGGGCGAATTTGCCGAGCTTGGCAAATGGGAGGTTGCTGCGCCCGGTCGTCAGGTAGATCCCGAGCCAGGCCAGGTAGACGCGCTTGCAGAGGTGGTCAATCATCAACTGCTGCGTGTCCATTGCGGCATCCCGCCACGAGAGCACACCCTGCCGGATGGATGAGAAGCTCACGCCCTCCAGGTCGTTGGAGAGGGTGTTGTAGTCTACGAGTCCGCCACTTGCCACGCCGCGAAGCATCGCCTTGTCAAAGTCGGGAAATGCCCCATTCGGGCGGGTCGGGGCCTGCTTGGTAAAGGTCACGCCCTCGGGCAGGATCTCGCGAGTGCCGGGTGCCACGTCTCCGAGGCTGGCGACTGCTTTGTCGTAGTTGTCGCCCGGTTCGTAGTCTGCCCCGGTTGCTATCGCGTACTGCCCGGTGCTGCACGCATCTTCACGGGCGGCCACAAGCTCGGCTTCTTCGTAGCCGTCCAGGTGCTTCAATCTCGGCAATGTGCTGTACAGCCACGGGATGCCCCGGTACTGGTCTTCCCAGTCGGCCGCGTAGATGTGGACGATCTGCTCTGCCGGGATATACTCGTGTGCGCTGGTCGGTGCAGCGATGACGGACGGGAACAGCGTTACGCCCCCGTCCTTGCGGAACCAGTAGCCCAACGGCCTTCCCCATGTATCAATCTCCACGCCGTTGATGATGGTCCTGCCGTCACGGCTGCCGTCAGATACAAGAGACGTGTCCAGCGCAGTGGAGCAGTACATCTTGAGCGAGAAAGCGTAGGGGTTCTCGGGCCAGCGATGTCCAGGCAGCAGCCGGACAATATCCTCTCCGTCCCGCACCAGTGCAGTCGTGGCGAGGTTGCAGATGTCGCGGAAGGTCTTCCGCCCGCTGGCATCGCAGTACAAGGGGTTCTCGCGCCACACGCGGAATTCGCGTTCCAGCTCACGGTTCGCATATTCGTCAAGCGTACCGTTGCTGTCTGTGGCCGTGGCGCGGAACCGGAAGCCAGTATGCCCGACCACGTTGAGCCGGTACATCGAGAGCAGCTTGCGCACCCACGGGTTGTTCTTGCTCTGCTCGCGGGATCTGCCAACCATCGTCGGGAGCTGCTTGGCAATCGTGCGCGGCTCGTAGCCGTTGTCGAGCTTCCAGTCAGCGAACAGTCTCCCGCCCTCGGCTGCCGCATAGCCACGGTTCACCACGACGATCTGCCGGGGTGCCTGGCTTGGCGTTGTCGGCTTGCTGCGAGAGATGTTCAGGCCAAAGATGTTCACCCGGTAAACCTCGCAAGCACGGAATTGCGGCTCTCGTAGCCCATCGCCTTCCGCATGTTGTCGGACTCGATGCGGACGCGCCCGGCATAGGCCGTTTCCCATGTGACGAGCTGCTGCGGGGACATGAACTGGAGCTGTACATCGCCCATAGCGACCGTCTTCTGGTCGTTGTCGGCGCGGCCCTCGATGGTCGCACGGATCGCGGTGAGCACATACTCGGAGTGGCTGCAGTAGGTGGGGTCGGGGCGGACGGTGATAAGGCCGGCGTCGGCGGTCTTCACGTCGGTTGAGTCAGCGGCGGCAGTGACCACGGCGCGGTAGGTGAGCGTTCCGCCTGGCGTGTTGGCGGTGTAGGTGTGCGGGATCGTGATGCGGTGCGAGGTGCCTGTGTCTACGGCATCGAGCGTGAAGCGGCCCGACTTGACGCCTGCGAGCCAGAACTGATAGGCGCAGTTGTAGGTGGGGGCCGGGTATGAGTCAAAGGCTACGGCGCGAGTCTGGGACTCCCCAGCCCAGAACTCGGCCAGTGTATCACAGAGTGCATTGGATGTCGCCATGTGTACAATTTATGTACACGGGCGCCATTCGTCTAGGTTAACTGTCCGGTTGAACTACCATATTGGAACTTGGAGGCTACTGCATGAAGTAGAATGTGCCGAACGTGTGCTCACATCTCGGGCACGCTCGGTACTGCCGTTGGGCAGGGGCGCCCCAACTCACGTCGTCGCGGTCGCACCGGCGGATGCGGGTTGAGCCGTGGCCGCACTCGGGGCACGCCACGGCCTCCAGGTACTTCGTCTTGCGCCACTGTAACGCCGCCCGCTTCTGCGGCTCGGGTGTCGGCGACGGTGACGGCCTACCAGCGAGTGCGATTGATGCGGTGGATACCCTGGGCTTTCTTGCTCTCGGCTTTCTTGTGGTCGGCATTTGGGTCTGCTCCTTCGATTGCGGCGGCTACGATTGCCATTACTGCGGCGTCTCCGAGGTCGTTACCATCCCTCACGTCTGCCCACTCCATTACCTCCAGTCCCCGGCCTCCCATGTATTTGCGCAAGAGCTGGTCCTTGGCGGCGTGCTCGCCGAACATGCGGTGCACGGCGCCGTCCTTCCCGAACAGTGACACGCTGCCGGGACTCAGCGGCTCCAGCAGGAAGCCGCGCTGAAACCGTTCGTGCCAGTGGTGCGAGTTGAAGTACAGGCTCCACCCGCGCAGCCCCTTGAGTTCCTTGCATCCGTCGCCAACCTTGCGCACACCGGCCGCGTGCTTCTTGCTTGGCGGGTAGTATTTCTGCGACGGCATCCCGCGCCCGGCTATGACATTGGCGCTCACCTTGCCGTTGAGGTATTCCGCTGCTCGATACACGGTCTCAGTTTGGAAGTTGCCATCCACGACAATGCGGGTCAGTGTGTGGCCCTCGGCACACAGCGTATCGCGAACCAGCCGCACCACGGCATCGTACACTGCCTGCTCCGGGCTGCGCGGATCTCCCTCTGCCCACACCGGCACACCGCGCCCTGGGAACACGCCGTAGTTGGTGATCGCGGCGGCCAGGTCGTTGGTACAGCTCGCGGTGGCCCAGTGCAGGCCCGCATAGTTCACGTCTATGCCAGCGGTATGCCACGCCCCGTCGTGCTGCTGTGCCTGCCGCTCAAGCCCGTTGGTGCGTCCCATGATGATCTCTGGCGTGATCGTGTACAGCGCGCCCGCCTCGTCCTCGGTGACACACTGGCGCTCTTGGAAAAAGCCCTTACGCCCCAGCCGGTAGAAGTCTTCCATGGCCGAATAGATAGCGTCGGGCTGCTTCCGGTTCCGGTCGTAGCGCTGCGACCACGACACGGCCACTCCCTGTCGCAGTCGCGCCCGGTGCTTCCTGTAGAACGCCCTGGCCGCCCGCCCCTTGTCGTGATTGCCCAGTCCATCCAGTCGCGTCGCGTTCCACTCGTCACATGCCGCCATAT